ATGGGTGTCGGTGCCGTTCATCTCATGAAACAGCTCGACAGCCTCGGCTGTGAACCCGGTTTTATCAAGCGCAGGGAATAGGCGCTGCATTGCTGGGCTGGGCTGCTCGGCCTGTTGGCGCTCGTGCAAACGCTGTGCAAGCGAGATGATCTCAGGGGAAAGGTGTGAAAAGTTTGTGTAAGTGTTCATTTGGTCATTCCTTCAAGTTAGTGGCCTGTCTCATCAGTGCAGGGTGGCCATTGTCTGCAGACCGGGGCGCTGCCCCGGTTTCGACTTAGTGATTGAATACCCGTGCCCAGAAACCCCGGCCCCGGCATTCGGCCAGACGCTCGGCCATCATTGTGATTTGATCCTCGGCCCGTGCTCGGTCAGCCTCGGCCTCAGTGCGGCGCATGTATTCGTCATGCGCTTCGTTCTGCCATTTGTTGGCAATGCTGGGATCATTTAACCGGGCAATGGCAGAAGCCTCGCCTAGTTTAGCATTGGCCAGATCATGCTGGGCGTCAGTCAGTGCAGCCTCGGCCTCGACTAAACGCCGGGCCAGATCATCACGATCCTTCCGGGCTGATACCAGCTCGGCCCGGTATAAAGAGTGAACCGGGGCGGATGCTTTCAGGATCTTATAAATGGTGGGGATCGATACAGCGTACCTGTCAGCAATTTCTGCCACAGATGCACCGCCTTGCCTTGCCGATCTAATAGACGGGCCGTTAGCCCATGCCACCGCTGTCTTTTTCGCAACCCATTTGGTGGGTGCTTGGATGGTGTCGAAGTTATTGGCAAATCCTTTGAGTGTGATCTTGTTCATTTGGTCAGTCTCCTAGTTAAAAATTTGAACAGGCCTCCGGCCCTGCCCTCTCTTAACACCCAGTTCGTGATATTACAAACACTTTATTAAATCAGGAAACAGAATAGCAAAAGCCGCCCCGGAATTAACAGGGACGGCCTCAGTGTTTTATAAAGGGGTCAGGCTAATAAATAGAAGACCATACCCCAGAATGTGAAAAAGCCCAGCACGGTATATATAGAATTCACCACCTAATAGCTGCCCGGCCCAGCTCGGTTATCTCGAGGGTGCAATCACCCACCCCTCGAACATTGCGCCAGATCTGTTTGTGGTTGGTTGTTACCCGGCGGGATAAATAACCCCGGCGCAGCAAACCCTCGGCGGCCTTGTCTAATTCTTCCGGGGTGCGTTGCTTTCTTTCCCCAGCCTGTGGCCTCGAGATAGTAGGGAAGGGAACCGGGCTGCCATCTGATTTTGTGGCGGCGTGTATCAATAGCATGGTCATGACATCAGGCAGGGAATTATCAGCCATTGGATGCGTCCCCCTCGTTTTCATGGTTGCACCCTTTGTGCTGGCCCTCAGTATTCCCGCCACCCTTGGCCACAGCATAAGCGAAAAATTCATGCTCGATCAGATCATCCAGATCTGCGGTTTCACAATTTATCTGAATAGATGGGCCATTCATACAGGCGCTGCTAAACTCAGATGACAGGCAGCACATATTATGCAGCCCATAAAAGATGTCGAGGCGGCTGCCGACACGGTTTAACAGTTCACAGATTTGGTTGTTGCTCAGATTATTGGCCAGTTCGCCAATGTCGATTGTCTCAGTATTCATTTGGTCATTCTCCTAAGTTAGATTTAAGCGGAGCCAATCGGCCCCAGCCCGGAGATATCAAAATCATTTTAGGGTGTCCAGAAGAGTGTTCCCAAGCCCGGGAACTGGGTGCTCTGCGGCGTTGCAGCATGATTGATTCTGCGCTGCAGCATGGGTGTGGCTGGCGGTGTCGACCCCCAGCACCACTGTGGCTTAGTTTGTGTATGAATTAAAAACTATGTGTGTTGTAGTTAATTCTTGACGTGTCAGTAAAATTAGTAGAAGTATCACCCTGACATAAATTCAAAGGAGCAGTAATGATATTAAAAAAGAGCGAAGCTCAAGAATTAGGAAATGCATTGATTGATGCAATAGAATCTATGTCTGATAATGAAGAAAGCTATTATATATGTAGAATGGACTCTGGGCAGATTTTTAGTGTTAAAGGTGTAGAGGGAGATGATCATGATAATGGGTTTGAAACCCTAGCATTCGTTAAACAGTAGTAATACATCGACGTGTCAGTAAATCGAGGGGCCTTATGGCCCCTTTTTCTATGAAAAAAGGCCCCGCTGAAAGGAAATAAAGCGGGGCCAGTGAGGCGTTGGATCTAACCAACAGGGAGGAACGAACTAAGGGAGGTTAGCTCGTATAAACACCCTACCAAACACCCATCAGGGTGTCCACATATATTTTACCTTGACTTAGTTAAGTGTCCAATGCATGTTGGCGGGGCTTATAACTACGTGAGGTAAAGGAATGAAGAGACACTATAAGTATATGCAAAAGGTCAAACTGAAGCACGGTATGATCTGGGTCATTAACCCATCGAAGGCAGTCAGGAAGGCGCTGGGCGTTGGGTACGAGAAGTACGATACATATCAAGAGGCCAAAGAAAGATCAGTTCAGATAGAATTGGCCTTCGATGATTACAAAAGAACACAGCGTCCTACTAAGAAGCTGCACATAGAAGAAGACACAGTGGATTCACTGTTTCAGTTCTACACCAGCCGGGATGCATTCCAGAGTCTGTCTGAAAACAGCAAGAGAACGTACAGGTTTCTGTACAAGACAGCATCTGATCTGCGTATAGGTCAGTCCAACATACCATTTGGGCGCATGCTTATTAAGAGTGTGAATGCTAAGACTGCAGACGATCTGTTTTTAACACTGAGGACAGAGAAGAGCGATCATCGTGCCAATAGTGTGGTCAAGGTTCTTCGTAGAGTATGGTTTGTAGGCCGTAGAGGTATCTTAGGTGATGGTGCATCTAATCCATTCCAACAGATGGGCCTAAAGAAGCTAAACATCAGGCGCACAAGATGGATGCCTGAGGATGTGGATGCATTTGTGTCTAAAGCAGATGAACTAGGCTATCAGTCTATAGGTACACTAGCCCTGTTATGCTACGACCTTTGCCAGAGGCCCGGAGACATGCGTAAGATGGTCTGGGGTAACTTCGATGGCGAGGTCTTTGCCTTCACTCAGGAGAAGACAGAAACTCCACTGACACTAGAATTATCCCCACGCCTCAGTAATCGGTTTGCTGATATAGTACGAGGCAAGGATGATGAATACATCGTCAAGTATGAGGCCACAGGTAGGCCATATGATATGCGTATGTATGCCAAGGTGGCACAGCATGTACGAACTCAAGCCAAGTTAAGCTCCGATCTACAGATCAGGGATCTTAGACGCAGTGGAGCCACAGAGATGGGTGAGGCTGGATGTACTGAAGATGAGATTGCCGCAGTCACTGGCCACACATCACGTCAAATGCTTGAGATATACGTTAACCCTACACGGAAGATAGCTTCCCGGGGAATGCAGAAGAGGTGGCAGAATGCATGACGTAAACGTGGCTCGGGTAGAGTTTCAACGTGAGTTAGAAAAGATAACAGGATGCAATCAAGTCCAAAGCTCTCAACTCACAGAACGATTAATAGATCTGTTTAGCACATTGCGAACTGAGATCAGAAAGGTTGACAGTGGTAGAAGCAATCCCCCCATCAATAATCCGTGAGTTAGAGTTCTTAGGTGTACTGGTCCACATGCCACCCTACACCAAGCTGAAACCTGACTTTGATCGTAATAAACCGAAGTATGAATATAAACCAGTTGTACTGGATGAGAATGGAGAACCGCCCTTTTGATACGAGTAACATATAAAGACCACATGGGTTCAGATCTATCAGTTGTGAATGCAGCTCGTGTATCGTTTGGTAAAGAGAAGGAAGCTCTGGGCTACACTAAGATTGGTGATGGTCCAAGCATTCCTATAATACACGATACAGATAAAAGCCTGATAAAATATCTGGCAAAGCATAAACATATGTCACCCTTTGGTCATTCATTTGCATCCTTTCATGTTAAGGCTCCCATCTTTGTAGCACGTCAGCTAGTCAAGCATAAGTTCCTACGTTGGAATGAGATCAGCCGCAGGTATGTCGATGATGAGCCTGAGTTCTATGTGCCTGATGCTTGGCGGGGCCGTAGTGCTGATAAGAAACAAGGTAGTGAAGGTGTTGTTAATCTAGGCGAACTAGATCAATGTATAGTGGATGACTATCCCTATATGGCATTGACTGCATATAAAGCACTGTTAAACAGCGGAGTATGCCCCGAGCAAGCCCGTATGGAACTACCACAGTCTACTATGACTGAATGGATATGGTCAGGCAGCTTGGACGCATTTGCGGATATGTGTAATCTTAGATGTGCTCCTGATACACAGGCGGAGTCACGAGAGGTAGCTAATCAAATTGATCGTAAGATGATTGATCTGTTTCCTGTATCTTGGGATGCACTGACGGACGAGAGAGATATATGATATGAGCTACTTCAAGAAGATTGATATTGGCTTCGAGGCTACAGGAGTGGCTGCGGGAGACGTAGATATTGTTAAGTATGGTATCAAGCGAGAAGGTAAGTTTGAGGGCATAGCATACAAGAACTGTATCATCAGTCATGAAGCGACAGCCAAACTTCTGAAGCGAATACCGATACCAATGCGGCATCAGTTCGTACCATTGCACATGCATATCAACAGAGACATCATTCCGCATGTAGACAGTGGTGTGTGTACCGTGATCAATTTCTATGTGAAGAGCGGTGGATATACTACAGACTTTAATGTTCCAAAGGATGGAGCCAAGAAGTTGAAGTTAGATAACCAAACTGATGGGTATGCCTACAAGTTTGAGGATGTGGATACTATTGCATCCTTTGTAGCTGAAGATGGTGATGCATACATACTTGATGTCACAAAACTTCATAGCGTACACTCGGGATCTAAGAAGGATAGGATAGCTATAGCACTATCTACCAAGCTAGACTTTGATTCTGTCTGTAAAATTTTAATTGACGGGTAAAAAAGACAAAATATGTCAACACAACACAAAACCAGAGACATAAAGTCAATGATTTCAGTGCTTTGGTTGCGGGAGTAGGATTTGAACCTACGACCTTCAGGTTATAGGTCTATTTAATGATATCAATAGCTTATATAACCTAGCTGATTGTGTTCCGATAACTCGGTGTCTAAATTAACACTAGACAGATGGTTTTTTCTTGGTATAAGTGAGGGGCCGCTAGGCCCCGAACTAACCCCGATAGGGTGTATAACAATGAACTATACTAGAAGTGACCAAATAAGCATAATCAAGTCTATAACCCTTAGAGAAGGGGATAGTAAGACATTAGACTGTCCTTTCTGTTATGGACGTAAGAAGTTCACAATCAGTAAGATAGATGGACGTACAATATGGAATTGTTATAGAGCATCTTGTAGAATTAAAGGTGCATATAATACGGGGCGGTCATTAACTGCTATTCAAAACAATCTAAATGGTACTGTTAAGAGTACAATTAAGAAGACTAATCAAATACCACCAATATTATCTGATATAGATAACAACCCTGATGCAGTTGAATATCTTAAATCCGTTAATTCCTATGATGCATACAAGCAGGGACTTATAAGGATACAATACTACCCTGCCCGTAACCGTGTTCTATACTTCAACAACGATAACACAGGTGCGGTAGGAAGATCATTGGATGGCAGTAATCCTAAGTGGATGAGCTTTGGTAATACCGAGGGTGGAATACAAGTAGGTGATTCCAAAACCGCTGTAGTAGTAGAAGACGTAGCATCAGCCTGTTCAGTAAGTAGAGTTGAAGGTGTGTGTGGCTATGCCTTACTAGGTACGAACATTACAGCACCTATCAAATCTAGGCTAAGACACTTTAGCTGTGTAATAATAATTCTTGACAAAGACGCTAGTTCCAAGGCATTACGAATAGCAAAGAGCTTACAATCTCATTTAAATGTGAAAGTGAAGCTCACAAACGAAGACTTAAAATGGTTAAATGTAAAGGAAATCGAGAATACACTATGTACTTTATAGAGGGATATACAAATTTAGAAGGTTCATGCTTTGGAAGGAAAGCATCTAGTTGGTCAGACCCACATCAGGCTCCACCTATTGAAATGTAAGTGATGATTTTTATAGGCGCAGAGGAAAACTGCGTAAACAACAACCTACCGTCTAAGCTGCCAGTACAGACGTAAAAGTAAAGGGAATGGCCACAATGAAAGCAAGGGCAATAATACTTATAGACCTAGAATTTCCTAGTTTCAGGGAAGCAGGTTTGTTTCAAGACAAAATGGATGATGCATTAGAAGCATTGATCAAAGATAACGGTCATGTTGTGTCTACACAAATGGATTTGAAGGAAAGAAGGGGCGACCATGCCCCTGACATCAAGAAGATGAAGTTTAGAAATAACTAGATAACTCAACATACAAACAGAATGAATGCCCTGTCTTCGGATGGGGCTTTTTTTTTGATTTGATCCGTGTTACTAGGGACACCTAACAATACTAAAAGGGAGTCTAACTAGGTGGACCAATCATTATTAAAGAACCTACTATCGAGCGAATTCTACAACGACAACAAGTCTAAATTAAAGCGATCCCT